GCGCCGAGTTTGGGCAGTCTGTCACCTATCACATCGGGAACCTCGCCCGTGATCGCGCGGAGTCGCCTGTGCTCCACGCCCTCGCAGAGGCCGTGATGATCTTCCGCGAGCGCAAAGTCATCGTCACCAGTCGGCAAATCATGCACCTGCCCTTGGGCACCTCAACCTGGTACGTCGCCACCCGATCAGGCCACGGTCGCGCGCCAAGAGCGCTGTTGCTCGATCAGTGCGACCCTCACGAATTCCGCGCTTTGGAGGCAATACACCGCCGTGACCCCGCGCAATCCGCAAGTCGAGCGATCCGCGACCACCTTGGATGCCCCGAAAGCCTCGCCATCGATCTTTTGTCCCGACTTTGCGCGAGGGGGTGGGTTGAGCCCGCCAAGCCCCGCGGGTGGCGAATGACCCCCAGCGGGCAACAAGTGCTCGCGTGACTATGGGGAGCCAGATGCCAGAACCGAAATCGGCCTTCATGGCGATGATTGGACAGCCTGCGGGGGAGCGGAGCCGCAACAACAAGTATGACCCGGCTCATTGTCACACGATCAAGCTGCTCGCCCAGGCCGGCAAGTTTCCAGAGACTTGGGCCTGCAAGATCGGCGTGTCGGTCGAAACCCTGCGGCGATGGGGGCACACGTACCCGGAATTCAAAGATGCGCTGATCATCGCAAAGCATCTGCTGGGGCATTACTGGACCGAGCAAGTCGCCAGCGGCATCAAGGATCCGAGAGCCAACAGCGCCATGTATGCGCTGATACTGCGCCGCCTCCCTGCGCTCTTCGGCCGCGAGCCCGTGGACCTGACGGATTACGTCCTGCGCCCTGACGATCCGGGCGACGAGGTGGGCGGTCATGGGATGTCTGCAGAGGCGATCAGCAAAGCCACGGATGAGGATCTGCGCGCCCGGCTTGAAGTGCTGCGTCGGCGCAGGCAGGAGGAGCGCGGATGATGTGCCAGCGTGAGGGTGACGCCTCGCGCAAGGTGGGGCGATCCGCTTTCAGGCGTTCCTGATCATGGCGCCGGATTGAGGCTGCATGCGTCTGACCCCCGATGAAATGGAGGAATTCAGGATACAGGAGGCGCTGGACAAGCGCGCCGCACGGAAGTCATTCCTGGCCTTCTACATGCGTATGACCGGCATGTTCCCGCCGCGGCATTTCAGGTTGATCGCTGCGCTAGCCGAGGCGCTAGAGCACGACCAGATCGACAGGGCCATGCTGTTCGCGCCTCCGCGGCACATCAAGACCTTGGGGATCTCCATCCTTCTGCCCGCGTGGATCATGGGCCGCCACCCGACGAGCAAGATCATGTCGGTGGTTCACACAGACCGATACGCAAAGAAGGTGGGCAAGAACGTCCGCAACCTGTTGCGCAGCCCGCTCTGGCCTTTCGATGAATGCCAGGCGCCTTTCGAGGATGTTGATCTGGCCGACGACAGCCAGGCCAAGGAACAGTGGGCCACACCGCAGGGCGGGGAATACAACGGATTTGGGATGTTCGGTGGCAATCAGCATGGCAACCCCGCCGAATGGCTGTTCATGGATGACGTGATCAAGGGGCGCAAGGTGGCGATGTCGGCGCACATGCGGGACGAGGCATGGGAGACATACAAGACCGACCTCCTGTCGCGTCTGCAAGGGCGCCGCAAACAGGTGATTGCCATCACGCGCTGGCACCAGGATGATCCTCCAGGCCGCATTCTGCCCGAGGATTATGACGGGCGCAGCGGGTGGTTTCAGGACCGTGAAACCGGCGAGGACTGGTATGTTCTGAGCCTGCAGGCCGTGGCCGAGCACGAGGATGACCCGCTTGGTCGCAAGCCGGGCGAATGGCTATGGCCGGAGCAATTTGGCGATGCGGCGCTGGGCGGGGTGCGCAAGCGGGGTGGCTGGGTCTGGTCGGCCCTTTATCAGCAACGCCCCAGCCCCGCAGAGGGCGTCATGTTCACGGCAGAGCATATTCGGAGATATGACCGGGCCGCGATCGACCTGACGCGCATGCAGGTCTACATCGCGTCCGACTATGCCGTCACCGAGGACGGCCAAGGAGACAACCCCGACTGGACGGTGCACCAGGTCTGGGCGGTGGATGACGAACGCAACATCTACCTGCTGGATATGTGGCGCGGCCGCACCCAATCCGACACCTGGGTCCGCGAGTGGATACGTCTGGTCCAGAAGTGGAAGCCCCTGCGCGCGTTTGAGGAAGGCGGCGTGATCCTGCGCGCCGTGGGGCCGATCATCAGCGCCATGATGCAAGACAACCGGGTGTTCGTGTCGCGCATGCAAATCGCCAGCATCACCGACAAGCCGTCGCGCGCCCAAGCCCTGCTGGGGCTCGCATCCATGGGGAAGATGTATCTGCCGCACCGCCACCAAGTCAGCAAGGCGCAGCTTGTGCATCTGGATGCATTCGAGAAGGAACTGTTGACATTCCCGCGCGGGACCAAGGACGACACCGTAGACGCCGCCACCCTCTTTGCCCGCGGCATCGACAAGGTGTTGCTGGGCCAGAAGCCCCAAAAGGCACGTTCGCCGCACGGGGATACCCTCGATGACCTATGGGAAAAGGCGGGGCGATAGGGACCGCTGGGATCGGGCATGTCACGACTTGGAATCGTTCCTGTTGGCGCAATGGGCGCAGATGGCATCGACGCGGTAGAATACGCCCCGCAGACGGGTGGGCCTGACGTGCCCGAAACCACCGACGAGGCCGCACAGGGCGGGCCGTCCGAGGTGGCGATCTTCTGGGAAAAGCAGATCACCGCCGCGCTGCTGGCGGAACGCAGGTGGCGCAGCGAGGCAGAAAGCGCGGAATCCGCCTATTTCGGGCCGGATGAAGATCCGATGGTCCGCGATGGTGACGCCGCAAAGGACGCCAACCGCATCAGCGAGATGACCTCGACCATCCACGCGAACATCGACGTTTTGAAGCCGCTCCTGTTCTCGGAGACGCCCGTGCCCGTCGTTCAGCGGCGATTCCGCGGCGACGGCAAGCGAACCGACGAAACCGACCTGATGGCGACAGAAGCGGGCCAGAGGATCGCGCAATGGGTGCTGTCCACCACCGCGTTCAATGAAGCGATCGAGGCCGTCCGTGACGACTGGCTGATTGCAGGCCGTGGTGCGGCACGCGCCTTCTACAAGGCGCGCTTTGAGCCCGCGATTGACCCCGCGACCGGCGCGGCGGGCGAGGCCAAGGTCGATGAGGTGGTATACTGTAGTCATTGGGAGTGGCGCCGCCTCGTCATGGCGCCCGGGCATTCCTGGGAGCGCATGCCGTGGATCGCGTTCGAGGTGCCGATGACGCGCAGCCAGATCGAGGCGGCGTTTCCTGATTACGCCCACATGGTCAGCTACAACCAGAAGGGGCTGATCGACCGCAGCCGCGCTTTCAGCGACAGCGACCGGCACCAAGGCATCAACACCTCTGACCTGACATCCTCGGGCGACGCGCCGTCCAGCCCGTTCGACACCGCAACGGTCTGGGAAATCTGGGTCAAGGACGGTCGCCGCGTGATCTGGTGGAGCCCCGATTGCCGCCAGCACATTCTGGACGAGCAACCCGACGCCCTCAACCTTGAGGGTTTCTGGCCGATGCCCAAGCCTTTGCTGGCCACCACCAAGGGCCAGTCCATGAACCCCAGGCCCGACATCCGCTATTACGAGGCCGCCGCCGACGAGATTGAGTCCGCAACCCGAAAGATGCGCGAGATACTCAGGATATTGGCCGTGGCCGGGGTCTATCCAGGCAATGCCGAGCAGGAGGTGACGAAACTTCTGTCTGGCCGCAACGCGGTCTACCCGGCTCAGGCTTGGGCTGCACTGATGGACAAGGGCGGCACACGCGAGTTGATCCAGTGGTTGCCGCTGGACGCCATGGTCGCCGCTTTGAGTGCGCTGAACATGATGCGTGAGCAAGCCAAGCAGCGCATGTTCGAGGCGTCCGGGGTGTCGGACATCATGCGGGCGCAGGGCGACCCCAGGGAGACCGCGACCGCCCAGCAGATCAAGGGCAAGTATGCCGGCATGCGCTTGGCGAGCCGACAGCGGCGCATGGCAATCTATGCCCGCGACATGCTGCGCATCCTGGTCGAAATCGCGGTCGAGATGTTCGACACCAAGCGATTGGCCGACATCTGCGGAATCGACATTCCGCTCACCGAAGCCGAGCGCGCGCAAATGATCCAAGAGCGGCAGATGCTTGAACAGGCGCATGCCGCCTATGGCCGAATGATGCAAGAGCGGCAGATGCTGGAACAGGCCGCGCAGTCGCAGGGCGGCAGCGTCACGCTTCCGCCCCCGCCGCCACCGCCGCCGCCCGTGCCTGCCGACCGGATTCCGCAGACTTCATGGGAGCTTGTGCACGCTCGTCTGCGCGATGACTTGTCCCGCAAGATTACCATCACGATCGAAACGCAATCGACCATCCTCGCCGACGAGGCCGACGACAAGCAGGCGCGCATCGAATTCTTGGCTGCGTTCAGCACCTTCGTCCAGCAGATCATGCCGCTGGTCGGGTCAGGTCAATTCGACATGAAGACCGCCAAGGAACTGTTGCTGTTCGGGGTTCGCGCGTTCCCGAAGTCGCGAACGCTGGAAAGCATGATCAGCGACCTGCCCGACGATATGCCGCAGGGCCAGGACAAGCCCGATGTGGCCGTTCAGGTGGCCCAGATCAGGGCCGAGGTGGACCTGGAAATTCAGCGGATGAAAAACGCGCAAGAGGAAGCTGCCCGTGCGCACGACATGCGCATGAAGGGTGTGGACATGATTGCGGATGCGGCGCGCACCGCCGGTCAACCAGCAGACCCGCTGCCCGCGCCGCCTGTAGCGTGATGCGAGCCAAGCCCAAGGAGGACTTTGGATGGTACAGATCGGAGACTTCGGCAACAGCGCGGGAATGGTGCCATGACCCACTTTGCCATGTCGGAACTTGGGGGCGAATATGCCCGTATCTTCGGAGGCGACCCCGAGGCCGCTCGGAGCTCACGGTTGCGGCTGTGCAAGGTTTGCGGCGGCTGGCACGACCCGAGCGCATGGCCCCACAACTGCCTCCCCGAACGTCCTCCCCGTGCCCCTCTTGCCGCCCCGATGCTGGCGCCGAAATTCGAGCCGTTTGTGGCCGGGGATCACGATAACCCTGTGGTGATCAACGATCGCCGTGACAAGCGCGCTTATATGGATGCGTACGATCTGGTCGAATACGACTCTGGGGTCAGGCGGGAGCCGGAGCCGTCTGAACGGTCATGGACCGAGGAATTTGTCGCGGACTTCAAGCGTGTCATGGAAACCGACCCGCTCAACCGGCCGCCAACGGAGGTGATCGGCCGTGCCGATCTTGATGGCGCGCCGGAAATCGACGTGACGAGCATTGAGATTGCGAAATGACCGAGAAGCCCACGCCCCTGATCGCGCCGCGATCAAACGAGGATGACGGAGAGCGCAGGTTTCGGGAGGCGCTCGAACGCCACGGGGACAGTATGATGCAGACCCTTGACGCGGCCGTAGCCCTTCGTCAGGCGCATCCAGCGACCCAGCGCGCGCGGCACCTTTCACGCAGCGCCTTGCAGGACGCCATGCTGCGCATGCTCAATACCTACTGGATGCACCGGGCGCAGGGCCCGGCTGAACACAAGACAAGCCGAGGAGCAAGTCGATGACCGACAAGGACAACGATCAGATCGAGCGCGACGACAGCGCCGCAGCCGACGATGAAATGCCCGTGGAGCTCTTGATGCAGATGCTCAAGCGCGACGACGATGCGGGCGAAGACGTGGCCTTCGGCGTTGGCTCGGACAAGCCCGACGCTTCCGCAATCGACGTGGTGTCGGTCGATGACGGGATTGACCTGATCGACAAGGCGCACGCCGGCAAGCGGGCGGCGGTCGAAGTGAAGGTGGAGCCGGATGAAGCGCCTGCCGAGGATGCCGAAAAGGATGCTGCGCCCGAGACGGCACTGTCGCCCGACAGCGTTGACGCGCTGCTCGATGGCGTCCCTGATGCGCGCAAGGCTGCGCTGCGTGAGCGCCTGATGGCCGCCGACGAGGTGCTTGAGGTGTTCAAGGAGCACGAGGCCGAGTTGCAGCGGCACGGCGTCAAGCCGGCCGATGCCATGAAGAGGCTGATCGACATCAACGCCTACGCCAGCCGTGAACCCGATGCCTATCTGGCCTGGGCCGCATTGCAATTGGGCGATCCGAAGGAAATCCTGACCAGCGCCGCCGAGAAGCTGGGCCTGAAAATGGTGGCTAGCGCCTCGCAGGACGACGATCCGTTCGAGGACCCCGAAGTCAAGAACCTCAAGGCTAAACTGGCGCGTTACGAGGAGCAGGAAAGAGGGCCGCAGTTGGGGCCGGATTCGCCGCAATTCAAGGCGCAGAAGGAGCTCGAACAATTCGCCGCCACCAGCCCGCACTGGCAGGCCGTGAGCCCGCAGATCGCGGCGCTGGCCAGCACGCATGTCCAGATCACCGGTAAGCCCGCGACGATGGACGACATCCGGCGCTTCTATTCCGCTGCGGTCATGGCGAACGGCCTGGAACAGACCGGCCGGCCGGAAAGCACATCCGCCGCACAGGTGCCACAGCCTGTGTCACAACAGGCGCAGAACAAGACAGCGGCCAAACCCTCGGACAGCGTGCAGCGCGCCAAGGCGGCCAGCAAATCACTTGACGGTTCAGGCCAAGGCGCCGGTCGTCGCCCCGAACTGACGGATGAAACGCCCCTTGAGGACGTGCTCAGGTACTTCCTCTCCAAGCAGTAGGGGGCTGATCGGAAGTCGGTGCGGGCCTGCCAGATGAGGCAAACCCATGGGAAACCCGAATTGGGGCGAAATGGTGACGGCGACCCTTGAGCATCGCCGGAAGAAAATCGCCGACGCCCTGTCCAAGAACAACGCTCTGCTTTCCGAAACCAAACGGCGCGGCCGTGCCAAGACCATTGGCGGCGGCCGCACGATCACCCAGCCGATCATGATCGGCGAGGAAAACGTAAACTTCCAGTGGTATGTGGGCCGCGAAGCCCTCAACGTCTCTGGCATGGAGGTGCTGACCTCGGCCGAATTCCCGTGGAAGCAATACGCCTGCGGGGTCTCGATGTCGGGGCTGGAAATGCTGCAGAACGATGGCCCCGAACAGGTCATCAACATGATGCGCACTCGCATCATGCACGCCGAAAAGACCATCGCCAACCAGATGCACGCCGCATCCTACGGCGACGGCACTGCGGCGGGCGGCAAGGTGTTCGGCGGCCTGCAGCTTCTCGTCAACGATGTTGCCGGGGCCACAGTGGGCGGCATCAACTCGGCCACCTACGGCTGGTGGGACAACAAGCGCAGCGTTCTGCCTTCGGCGCCCAACGCCAACACGATCTACGCGGCCATGCTCAACATGCAGTTGGCGCTGTGCCGCGACGGTGACAAGCCGAACCTGATCATCGCCGACAACACCTACTACGCGACCTACTCGTCGTCCCTGCAGGCGCAGCAGCGTTTCATGGACCGACGCTTGGCAAGCGCCGGGTTCGAGAACATCATGTTCCAGACCACGCCCGTTGTGTTCGACGGCGGCCAAGGCGGGTTCGCGCCGCTCGGCATGTTCTTCCTGAACATGGAGACGCTGGAGATGATTATGCACCGGAAACGGAACAACGTCGTTCTTGGCGGGCCTCGCCGCCCGCTGACTGAGGACAGCGATACGGTCATCATCGCCGGCATGGGCAACTGGACCATCGACAACCGGGCGCTGAACGGCGTGCTGACGCACATCCCGTAAGGCCAGACAAGACAGGCGGGGGCCTTCGTGCCCCCGTCCTCCCCACACACAGCAGGAGATGCCAGGGATGCAACCCTTCGCCCAGATGCCGACCAGATTGCGCGCCGGCCAGGCCTTCGACATGAGCGATGCCGACCTGTCGGCCGACCTCGGCCTTGTCGCCTCGAACGGTCAGATTTCCATCGAATTCTTCTACCGGATGATCCGCTTGACGGACCCGTCCAACCCGTCTGTGCACGGCGAGCACAAGACCGTCCTGTGCGTCCGCAAGCGCCCCCACGGCGACCGTCACACCGAACAGGTGAAGATGATTTCCGAGCGCACGGCGCAGGCCCTCTATCCTCGGGAATTCGCCTACTTCAAGCAGCACCACGACGTGCCCACCGATGGCACGCCGCTGCATGAACTGCCGGGCATCACGCAGTCGCAGATCGCCATCCTCGTGATTCACAACATCCGCTCGGTCGAGGATCTGGTGAACTTGGAGGAGGATCGGATCGCGCAGATCGGCATGGATGCCCGCAAGGCGTTCACGCTGGCCCGGAAGTGGGACGAAGCCCGCAAGTCCAATACCGACCTGATCGCCAACGCCCAGAAGGAGGCGGCGGCAAACGCCGAGATCGAGCGGATGCGCAAGGCCGAGGCGCAGCACATCGAAACCATCGCGCGCCTAACTGCGCAGGTGGAGCTTCTGATGCGCCAAGGCGCAACCGGAATGGCGGCGCATAACGTGCCGATCGGCCAGACCGCCGTTGCGATCGACAACGATGACGGTGTGGTCGAGGCGCCGGATACCGGCCTTTTCCAGGGCGTGCAGATGGTCAGCGGGAACGATGACCTGATGGGCGACGATCCGCCCCCGCCTGCCGCTCTCCCAGGCCTTGGCCGCAGGCGCGGCTGACATGGGGCGCACGATCCTCGCCATCGCCCAAGAGGCTGCGGAGCGCGACAACACCGCGCCAGCGCCCACCTCGCTTTTCGCGTCCAGCACAAAGGTCGCGAAACTTCTGCGGGTGGCGGCGAAGGACACCATCCGCGACTATCTCACCCGGTCAGGTCACAACGGCCTGTCCGAATTTCATTCGACATGGGTGTTCTCGCTACAGCCCGGACGGTTTGCCTACCCTTTGCCCCCGGACTTCCTGCGCATGATCCCGAACACGGAACATCGCGGCGGCTGGCCGCTGGGGCTTATTGGCCCGGCATCGCCGCAGAGCTGGGCTTCGTGGATTTTCGGCGGCGCCGTTACCGCCGTCGAGATGGGCTGGCGCATCAGGAACAATGCCATCTTCTTCGAGCCTACCCCTTCGGCCGCCGAGATGGTGGCCATCGAATACGTCAGCCGGTTTCCGGTTGTGTCGCGAATCCGCGAAGGCGACTTCGATTTCAGCGTGACGCCGCCGCAGATCATCGCGCCGTGGGTGCCGCGCGATGGCCAAATGGCGCTGGAAGGCCTGAACATCACGACTGGTGGCACCTTCGCCTATGAGGCAGGGCCTGGGTGGGATGCCGGGGTCTGGGGAGACGAAGTGTTCGAGATTCTGCGCCAGATCAGCCCGTCATCCATCCGCGCGCCCTATCCCGAGGTGCGTCGGCCCGAATTCGAGCATGACGAGGATCGCCCGGTGTTCGACGACGATCACGTCTTGTCGCTAGGCATGACATATCGGCTGCGCCGCGGGCTGGGTCTGGACTATGCCGAGGCCGCCGCAGAATATGAGGTCGAGATGAGCCAGCGGCTTGACCATGATGCAGGCGGCGCACGCGCAATCCGCTTGGGCATGGATCGGCCAGCCTACGACACCTACCCTGTCGGCGGCGGGAAATGGCTGGTGACCTGAATGGCCGAGCCGTCCATTGAGCAATATTCGTTCAGCCGCAGGCGCACCCGCATCTATGACGCGCAGAACGATCCGAATGCCGTCCTGACCGCCCTTCTGGAAATCATCTGCCCGGCAGGGACCATCGTTCCCACGCTTCTGCAGGACGAGCCCGGCAACGGCTGGAAGATTTGCAACGGCCAGGCCCTCTCGAAGATCGCTTATCCCCGCCTGTTCGGAATTCTGGGCGAGACCTTTGGGGCCGATGCGGACACTTTCAACCTGCCCGATCTGCGCGGGCGCACGCTCTTTGGCGCATCGGCGAGCATCGGCGCGCTGATGTCGCTTGGCGGCGTCGCAGAGGTCACGCTGGATACCGGCAACCTGCCTGCACACACTCATGTCCTGACTGACCCGGGCCATGCCCACAGTTTCACGGCCGACGCGCACGGCCACACCGTCATCGACCCCGGCCACAGCCACAGCGCCGTCGTTGCAGACCCGACAGGGGCCGTTATAGGCGCAGACGTGGCATCGGCTGCGGCAGGAAGCACCGGCACGGCGACAACCGGAATCACGATAGGGTCTACCACGGTCACCGGCTCGATCGGCACGGCCACGACAGGGATCGTCGCGGGTAGCACGGGTGACGGCCACCCGTTCTCCGTCCTGCCCCCCTATTTCGCAGTCAACTGGATGGTGCGGACATGATGCGTCACAGGCTGGCAGTGCGAGCGCAGCGCAGGAAGCGGGCCGGGCAGTCATCCTCGCGAGAGGTTCCGATTCCCCTTCCGCTTCGCGGCATCTATGCCAAGGCGCGCAGTGCGCGTGTCAGCAACCTCTTTGCCTCCGAATTGCTGAACCTGCGGTCCAATGGCGTCTCCATGGTGACCCGGCCGGGAGTCGAATGGGTATCTGCGCCCTCTGCCGTGATCCAGCGCATCCCGTTCGAGTTCGGCGGGGCCAGCCTCTACATCACTGTCACCCCCACCGGGGCGACCGCAGGCGCGCTCAGCATCACCAGGCCATTCGGAGGGCAAGCATCATGGGCCGCAATCTCCGGCAACATCCTGATTGCGGACGGCCTTGGTCTGCCCGTGCGATTTGACGGAACCGCGTTCACCTCGGCTGGCTTTACCGCCGCCGCAGGTCCCGACCCTGCGGAGTGTGACGGCATCATCAGCCACCACGACAGGATATACCTCTGGAAAACCGGGGGACCGCTGGAATTTCTCGTCGGCGATGTCGGCGCCGTCACCGGCCCGATGTCGCGCTTCCCTCTGGGCAGGCTGGGCAACATCACCGGATCGATCCAGGCGATGACATCGCTTACGATCGACGCCGGACACGGCATGAACGATGTCTTGTGCATCGTCACGACCACTGGCCAGATGATCCTCTACGAGGGGTTCGATCCGACCGACCCGAATGACTGGCGTCTGGTCGGGCGTGTCGATGGCGCCATCATCATTGGGCGCAGGGCATTCACGCAAGTCGGGTCCGATGCGTGGATGCTGACCGCACAAGGCCCGATCAGCGTAAGTCAGGCGATTCGGGAGTCAGTGCTGGCGCTGGTCTCCGACATCTCGCAGCCGATCGCCGACGAAATTGCCGCGCTCGTCGAGGCGGGCCCTGCCGACTGGCAGATGTTCACGGCGCGCGACGGGTCCATGGTGGTCATCAACCGTGTCGCAAATGGCACGGCCCGCCAGTTCGTCTATTACATGGAGGGCCGCTCATGGGCGACCATGGATTTGCCCGCGCTGGACTGGCACAATCTGGCAGGCACACCCCAGATCACGGCAACAGACGGCCGCCTCGGAAAGCTCCGGCACACCGGCACCGATGAATTGATCACCGCTCGCTGGGTGTCGTCCTGGTTTGAGGTCGGCAGGAATGTTTCTGTTGACTACATTGAGCCTGTCATCATTTCGGAAGGCCCCCTTCGTGTCAGGGTAGTGGTCTTGTCGGACAACAACGACACCGACGCCGACATCGCGGAGGCGCAGCAGATCATTCGTCTGACGCCCGAAGAAGGGAGCGGCACACGACTTTCGCTGTCCGACAAGATCCCCACGGATGCCTCGGGCAAGC